TAAGAAGTGAACTTACAAGTTTGTGTTCACATCATCATCAAACTGTAAAAGGTGTAGCATACATTGGTATTATTGCAGGACCTAAATTACTAGGACTTAGCAAGTATTCTCGTATTGCACAATGGTGTGCTATGAGAGGCACATTACAAGAAGAACTTAATGTAATGATTGCAAATGCTATTCAGAAAGAAACTGGTAGTGAACATGTAGGTGTCTATGTGCAAGCCACACATGGTTGTTGTGAAAACAGAGGCATTAGAGCAACTAGCAGTTTGACACAGACTACTGTATTGCGTGGTGCATTTAAAGAAGATCCTGCAACAAAAAAGGAGTTTATCGATAATGTTAAACTTCAACAGGAGTTTGCTTGTGGAAAATAAAAAATTAAGGTATTCAGAAGCATTTTATAGTGTACAAGGTGAAGGACGTTTTGTTGGCGTTCCTTCCGTATTTTTACGTACATTTGGTTGTAACTTTCGTTGTATGAATTTTGGTACAGATGAAAAACGTGACCGTTGGGAACAACATAAAGATGGTAAAAAGCACAATGCTGAAGTAAAAGCTCTTATTGACGCAGGCGTACATAAGACTACAAAAGAATTTAACGACTTACCTATAATACACACAGGTTGTGATACATATGCAAGTATCTATCCTGAATTTAAACATTTTAATAAATTAGCTACTATAGATGAAGTAGTCGAACATTTATTAAGTTTAACTCCAGAAGGTAAGTGGACAATGGACAACGGCCAAGATATTCATCTAATCTTTACCGGCGGCGAACCTCTACTGGCGTGGCAGAGATTGTATGTCGATTTATTTAAACATCCACGAATGAGGGATTTAAAAAATGTCACATTTGAAACAAATACTACACAACATTTACACGACGAGTTGTTCGACTATCTACAAAGTCAAAACCACTTTAAAGTCACTTGGAGTTGTTCCCCAAAACTTTCAGTTAGCGGAGAACCTTGGGAAACTGCAATTAAACCTGATGTTGCTTTTGAGTATCAGCTTGTTAACAATAGCAACATTTATCTCAAGTTTGTTGTCGCTACTCAAAATGACTTCGATGAAGTTACTAGAGCTGTACAAGCATATCGAGACGCAGATATCGATTGCCCAGTATATCTCATGCCGTTGGGCGGACGTTCGGAAGAGTATAACCTCAATGTTAAAGAAGTCGCCGAAGCATGTATGGAGCGAGGTTGGCGCTTCACACCAAGGCTCCACATCAGCTTATTCGGAAATGCCTGGGGAACATAAGATGACGTATAAAAATAAACAACATAAAACTGCAATGAAGGCTGAAATAAAAGATCCTTCGGATGCAATTAGAAAGGCAGGATGGTGATGAACAAAATAAAAGACTGGTTCGATAAAGCTATCGGAAAAAAGAAAAAGAAAAGTCCTCCAACTAACGAACAAACAAGACGTAAAACACTTGAGTTAGAAAAAGAAGCGGCTACAAAAGCTGGTAAACCTTGGGTAGCAGTAATTGATACACAAGTGAATCCTAAAGATATAAAGAACGGATTCTTTGAACTAGACTGGAATAATGAGTTTATCGAGCAACTGCTTGATGCAGGTTATTCTGGTGAAACTAATGAGCAAATAGTTGATGCATGGTTTAGAACCATTGTTATTCAAATGCTAGAAGAAGAAGGTCACTCTCCAAATAGAGATATGGGCTATATAAATGTTATTCCAATTGATAAGAACAAAAGTGAAGTATCATGATGCGAGAAGACCTTATGGTCCAACAACAGGTAGAATCTGTATGGCAACATATGGTTGGAGTAATATGCCTTAATCAAACTAGTAGAATACAAGTAAAAAGAGTGTTACCTGTACTTTTCGATTCATGCCCTACTCCAGAAATTCTTCTTAAAACTTCTCCAAAATTAATTAAAGAAATAATAAAACCATTAGGAATGGTTAATGTTCGTGAAAAAAGAATACGCCAAATGTCAAAAGATTTCTTGACATGGGACGGAAATGATGCTACTATGTTATATGGAATCGGGAAATATGGCAGTGACAGTTATAGATTATTTTACAAGAATGAAATACCCGAAGACATTGGAGACCATGAACTTAAACGATACGTTAGAGAAGAATTAAATGAGCACATACATACTAGTTGATACCGCAAATACATTTTTTAGAGCAAGGCACGTAATTAGAGGCGATCTTGATACAAAGATAGGCATGGCGTTACATATTACTCTTAATAGTGTAAAAAAAGCATGGAATGACTTTGAAGCAGATCATGTTGTATTTTGCTTAGAAGGACGTAGTTGGCGTAAGGATTATTACGAGCCTTACAAAAGAAATCGTACTGAAGCTAGAGATGCTTTGACAGAAGCACAACAAGAAGAAGATAAAGTATTCTGGGAAATCTTTGATGAATTTAAAGACTTCATTGGTACAAAAACTAATTGTACTATGATGCAACATCCGCAATTAGAAGCAGATGATCTTATTGCAGGTTGGATACAAGCACATCCTAATGATAATCATGTCATTATTAGTACTGACGGTGACTTTGCACAATTGATTGCTCCTAACGTAAAGCAATATAATGGTGTCAGTAACACTATTGTTACACATGAAGGATACTTTGATGATAAAAAACGTAAGCCTGTATTAGATAAAAAAACAGGTGAGCCTAAGCCTGCTCCTAATCCTGAATTTATGTTATTTGAAAAATGTATGAGAGGCGATACTAGTGATAATGTGTTTAGTGCATATCCAGGTGTACGTAAAAAAGGCACAAAGAACAAAGTTGGCTTAATAGAAGCATTCGCTGACAAAGATACTAAAGGATACAACTGGAATAACATGATGTTACAACGATGGGTTGATCATGATGGTAATGAGCATCGTGTATTGGACGATTACAACCGCAATGTTACACTTTGCGATTTGACTGCACAACCTGGTGACATTAGAAAAATACTTGATGATGTAATAAAAGAGCATATGATTGCAAAAGATATCAGTCAAGTAGGTATGAGATTAATGAAATTTTGTGCAAAATGGGATATGCAAAGGGTTGCAGATCAAGCTACACATTTTGCTGAACCACTAAATGCGAGGTATCCACAATGACAATAAAAGCAAAAGAAGTTTTGAAAAATAAATTTTGGCTCGTTGAAGACGATGGTGAGAAAATTGGTACACTATCATACGACAATGAAAAATACATGTTAAATGACAGTCATGGACAATGTCATTACTTTAATACACAAAACGCAATATCTAAAAACTTAGGAAAAATTAACTGGACTAAATTAGATATAACAGAGACTGCACCTTCAGAAAAAATTGTACATGGTATGCCTACCAGTTGTATACCGCACAATCCTGTGTACGATGTAAAACGAAAATTACCAATGTTTAGTAAATCTAATAAATCTAAAAGCCTTTATTGTGCAGGTTATTTTATAATTAGATTTGATAAGGGTTGGGTAAAAAGTTTTTGTCCGAAGCTAATTACTATTGAACGTTATGAAAGCAAAGGGCCTTTTAAAACTGAATTAGAAATGCGAACGGAGTTATCACGTGTCAACAAATGAACCTTTAAATACCAGTGCAATACAAAACTTTATTCAAATGGTTAAAAGTGCAGAAGGTTCTAATGCTCCAGAGATACGTTTACCTATAGCCCAGGCTAAGAACCTTGCATATACCTTAGGTATTACTATGGCAAGATTACATGGTGACTTAGAAAAATTTGTCAAAGAGAACAAATCCAATAATGATGAAGTTATAGAAGTAAACATGGATATGGGCGGGAAATGGTAAAATTTACCATTATTAAGTACATACTTAACTAAAAAAGAGATAAATATACGTAGTTAACTAACAAGGACTATGTATAATGAGTAGACCAAAACCTAACATATTATTAGAACATGTTGATAAAAAGACATATAAGAGTGAACAAGTATTACAAGCCGATGCTATCTGGGCTGTATTTTACGAAGGTGCTCCTTTTAATCTTAAAACACAAAATATACTTACAAGCTATCCTGGTCCAAAATATAAAAAAGTTAGTTTTAGTAATCCAGGACATGCAATTAATCTTGCAAAGAAACTAAACGACACATTTGATTGCAATAAATTTTCAGTAGTAAAACTCACTAAAGGTGAAGAAGTTACTGAATCATGAATTGGAAAGAAGCATACACAAAAATATTCTTGAAAGAAGTTGGTAAATCAGTAAATGAATCTACTTTACAAGAATATATGCCTGTATGGTGGCAAAATACAAGGAACAAAGATGCAGGCGGCTTACGTTTGACTGACATTGGTATTGAGTTTGTCACAGAAGAACTTAAATTAACAACATATGATGTCCCTTTTCCTCAAGACTTTAAATTGACTTCCAACGTTTTGGTTTGGCTAGATGAATTTATAGACTGTCCATATTGGATTGGATCACACGGAATGATTGTAACGAACGAAAAGAAAGCATTAGAACTGCATCTTTTTTCTGGTGATGTGAAAAAATATGGCATAAACAAAGCATTATCAAGACAAAAAAAATCAAAATAATTGCAAAAAAAGGTTGACTTTTATTCTAAAGGTGCTATACTATATACATACTTAGAAATTAAGTATGGCACTG